CCCGTCGTTCGCCAGTATCTTGACAGAAGCTGTCGATCGGAAAGTTGAAACCATCGTCGGCTGAGTGCCTTCGGATGGACCTCTTCCCGGATGCTCGGGATCTACAAACCCGTACAAGTACTTCGACACTGTCCTCGACACCTCCTGCATCGGCCTTGGGTTCGGATAAGATTGTGGCTTCGCCGTCTTTGCCTTGCGAGGTCTCTCGACGACTTCCACTTTGATCTCCTTCTTCACCTTCGGCTTCTTGGAAGTAGCGCCCTTCTTGTTTGCCATTTGTTTGAATCGTCGAAAACGTACTGGTAGAAAATACTACAGTTTTGAAAAATAGGGAGGGGAATTTAAAAAGAGACTGTGCTGCCGTGACTTTCGAGTAAACTCTTAACACGTCGCAGCATGGCGTCGGGACACGGTGCGGTTGGGCTTTGACATGCCCAACCGGTCGGCCTTAGGCCTCACGCTACCTAAATCCGACCCCTACCCAGGTGAAAGGCTCACCGCGGGCAGTGGGGTCGGCTAGGTCGTATCCCAATAGGGCATCAAAGACCGGGTGCCTCACAACACCTATCTTGCCCCTGTTGTCTAAGGTCATCTGACAAGCGGACTCATAGTCCACACGGTCGATCCCGTATCGCTTGCAGATGAAGTCGTCAATATCGACGGCAAACGCGTTCCGCTTACCGGTGGAGCGCGACATCACTCCGTACATCATTTCATCTCGGTAGAAATGCTCAGGGCATAGGAGATGTTCCTTCGCTGGGTACATCGCGGTATAGAAAGCATCAAACAACTTGATGCCCCCCAGTTGAACAGACAAACCGTCCAGCTTGACCGCCATGTAACCGTCTCGGAACTTCTCTGGAACGTTCTTAGTCGTCCACGACATGCGGGCTAGGATCCGTCCGAGTTTGGGGGCAAAGACTAACTTCCCCTTCTTCCCTGGATACCACAGCCCGCTTATGAACGAAACGTTCTCCCACCCGGTGAAGCAAGCGGCGACGGGGTCAATCCCCAATCTACGCCCAACTTCCTCGATCTTATGCGTCAACTTACCAGCTTCTGGCAGGAGCATAATCAGGAGGTCATCACCGTGCACTATGACCCATCCGCTTAACCCTAGAAATAGCAGGATGTGTACGTGTATCATCGCATTTATGATATTGTTGAAAATCGTCGTCGTATTGTGTCCAGATTTGGTGGTGCCGCGTATTTTGAGAAGGAATTTAAACAGTCCTTTAGCTCCGCACTCATACACGCAGGTTACTATCAGCCCCGCTGCTGCAAATGCTGCTGCTGCGGGGCAGCAAGCCATCAGCATCGGTATTGCGCAGAGCTGAAACATGATAACAGTTAAAGACGCATCCCAAGCACGAGCATCACTCTCGTACGCTAGGGTGTAACCAGCATCTATCGCTTCATGCATCCATTCACCAAGGTCATCGTTATTAAACTTCGACCCAAACCATAGCCTAACACCTGATCCCGCCACGGTGTAGCCTTTGAACACTGCTGAGCACGCATCTTGGAATGCGGCAGTCTGCGCAGCAAACAGACGTTGTGTAGCGCGGTTCAAGTAAAACTGAATGCCTCTCGGTTTCTCGAATTTAAAGACAATTTCCCTCTTTATCATAAGCTTGACCCAAGAAGCCTTGATAGCATCGCGAACGATGGAAAAGGTTGTCGCCATTCGTTTCGCCTGTGACCAGCGGTTGTCAAAATCTAAGAGCATTGGGCCGATACGCTCCTTATACTCCCTGACAATCGCTGGTAAAGCACTCATCATGAACGTTACCCCTCGTACCGGGGTCTCCTGCGTAACCACACGCTTCTTCAGGTGCCTTTTCACCATCGCATGTCGGGCGTTACAAAAGCAACTCCTTGCTACGTAGAACACGAAGATGGTCAGTCCCAGGAGCATTGCACCAAACGTCGGACCACGTGGACAAAAGATGGGCAACGATGGAAATTCGCCGCCCAACACTTCATGCCCACCGGGGTTCGTGACCGGATCATAAAGATCGATCTTCTCCCGCCACTTACGCGTACCACCAGGGTCAACCTCCTCAGCACAGCTGGTTGTGGTCTTATTACTCGCTAACGGATAGAAACCTGCGGTCTCTAATGTCACGTCAGGGAGTGGCTCTGGTATCAATAACGCAGTAGCGGGGTCATAGTTCTCGGCAAAACTCTCGACTCCGTCCTCTACGAGCTTCGGCATGTGCTCTTCATGTATAATGCAAGTCCCAATAACACCCTCAGTGGCTGGGATTCGGTAGTGCCTCCCCGTATGGC